GGGACCCCTTGCGGGGTCCCCCGGCCAGTGCAACATCCCCTAACCTATGACGAATTCTTCTTCGTTGTTGGTTAGGATTTGAGAGACTTCGTCTCTCATGGACCCATACACGTTCTTCAGACAAGGAGGTGCGAATTACTCTCACCCGTAAGTCCCGTTACCTTCCTGGCTTGAAAGAGCAGGTTGGCTCCGGTGAACTCACGATCTGGCAGGTTGATAAGACCCATGGGAACGCTATTGTGTCTAAACAGACACATACGTCTCCTGTTGGATCTTTGGCATCTGCCGGATTCCCTGTAGGCTATCAGTTTACTGATAGCGAAAACCATACCGAATGGACTCATTCGAGTAAGCCCACTTTCGATCGGGAACTGAAAACCCTATACGAAACAGTGTATAGTGGTGTTCAGGGATCCTTCGGAAAGGGTTCTACTCCGGATAAGCCCGAATATGACGTTGGTGGAGATTTCTTCACCCAGAAACTTACTGTTCAGGTGGTAAATCCATCTGAGCAGGTAATAACTGGGATCGGCTACGACACTCAGTACAGTAATTGGTCCGCAAAATATCGCGGTCCGATTTTGTGCGGAGCGTTATCCGACATGGCTGTGCCCCCCATTGTTCTTGGTAACTTGAACACTGTGGGTGCAACCGCCATTGCTCGGTGTAGTCCGACCAACAACATAGCCTCTGCAGCCAATTTTCTTCATGAACTCCGGCAGGAAGGGATGCCCAAACTTTTCGGGCTTTCCCTCCTAAAGGAGCGGGCACGCTTCTTCCGAGGTTTGGGAGAAGAGTACCTGAATAAAGAATTTGGCTGGGATCCACTTATCGGTGATGTGAAAGCAATAGCTTTCGCCATCACTCACGCTCATGAAGTACTACAACAATATGAGCGTGATTCCGGAAAAGTGGTTAGGCGTCGGTATGAATTTCCTGAAGAAATAACCGAGTCCACAACCACCATGAGGGCTTCAGATGCCTTTCTCGGGAATTACGCTACTGGGGTTTTCAACCCAGTAAATCCCGGGGGAGACCCTCTGGAAATCCTCAGAGAAGGTGGTTCAACGGGCACGCTCTTTAGGAGACGCCAAACCAGAAGAAAGGTTTGGTTCTCAGGAGCATTCACCTATCATCTCCCGTGGGGCTATAACAGCCGCATAGGAATGATAGAGAGTGCACGTCATGCCCAGACTCTACTTGGTCTGGATATAACGCCTGAGATCCTTTGGAACGCTGCCCCGTGGACGTGGGCTATCGACTGGTTCTCCAATGCGGGAGACGTTGTAGCTAATCTCTCGGATTGGGCCACAGATGGCTTGGTGATGAAGTATGGATACGTCATGGAACATCAAATCGTGACGGATACATACTATGTTGATAAGCTTGGTAGACTTCAAAAGTCTACCAAGGCTCAACCCTCTCCCGTGATCGTTTCATTGGAAACGAAACGTCGCGTGAAGGCTTCACCATTTGGGTTCGGCATAACCTGGTCAGGGCTTAGCCCTCGCCAAATTGCCATATCGGTTGCCTTGGGTTTGACCCGAGGTATACGCCGTTAATTTGGCGGTTACCGATGGATGTTGTCCCTGTGTCCGAGCCATTGGGGCTCGAGACCCGAGTCCTAGGAGTGATGCCTATGGCATTTTCTGATCCACAAACCGTCACCATCTCTGCAGTGGCCATCCCCATGCCACGCATTAGCGTGGAAGAGGATGAATCCACTTACCAGAGTGCTGACGGGCTCGTGCAATTGCAAGCTTCCCATGACATCGGGAAGCGGATGCGGCACGTGCTCAGGATCAACCATGCAAAGCTCACCTCGGATCCGTTTCGTCCGTCGGAGAATGTCAAAGTTTCGATGAGTAACTACATCGTCTTTGACCTTCCTCCGGCTGGCTACACGGCTGTCGAGGCTCTTGCAGTCTACACGGGCTTCAAAACCCTGTTTTCTGCATCGAGCGATGCGCTCATCACCAAGCTTCTTGGTGGCGAGTCGTAACGGTCATGAGTCCTCACCTAGTAATTCCGGTGAAGGCTCGTGGGGTAGTTGATGATGAGACTAGGGTTGACGCAGACCTCAGTTTGCAGATTAGCTTTCGAGCTCTTCTGCTCATTGGGATCATGCTAAACCTTATCTCTGCTCCTCTTCTGACACTTTTAGAGCACTACGCTACTTAGCGTGGCCTCTTGGTGTACAGATCAGGAACTATCAACCACCATGCCTTCGGGCATCTGTGTATGGGTGAAAAGATGGAGCATGATGAGATTCAGAAGATTTAGGCCTTTGTTGGCCAGTCTTCCTCATCATTCATCTGAGTGATAAATTCAGATGGTCTTTTCACGGGAGTGCCCTAGGCTAAGGATCAATTACCTCTGTTAGGAGGGTTGATGAAAAGCCTAATGTCACTCTGGTCCAGCATAGCTGAGGAATCGGCTATGCGATGCTGCACTAGCGCCACTGCGGACATTAATACCGTTCGCAGGCGAGTCGAACATGAGGGGTTATCGTTTCTCACGATAACTCTGCCTGACCTTGGAAAAGCCACCCAAAAGTGGATGGACCAAGGCCAGGCCGGGACACATCCTTCTTTCGAGAAGGATGGGAGTCTCCCCCGATTTCTCGGAGGTTATCTCTCCCGTGTGTTCGACCGGAGTAGTGGCACGTTACTCGATGACCCATGCATTGATTCAGTTATTGCCATTCGTCAACTAACGTTGATGTTTGGCAAACTGTCCCTTCCTTGCTCCCCAGCAAGGGAACGGGCGGCAATGCGTGAGTATGTCGAGTGTGAGCAGGATGTCCGCCAGATCGACAAGGATCTCACCCAGAAAGATTTGGATGAGTTCCGTGAAATGTCTGATCTGCTGTTTCGTGGCATCTTTACACGTATGGACAGAGATGTCTATTACGGTAGGATGCTTCCGAAGCATGGTCCTGGATCCGTGGCTGATAATCTTTCCAGTAATGGAAAGTTTCAACTTCGGACTTGGACCCGGCGACTCGAGGAGGTCTTTCCCTCTTACGAGTACTTGATACCCAACCTTCACTTTCGTGAAGAATTGGATCAAGTGTCCATCCTCGAACCTGGCGCAGAGATACCCGTAAAGGTCGTCTCTGTACCTAAGACGTTAAAAACGCCGAGGATTATTGCGGTGGAACCTGCGTGTATGCAATATACACAGCAGGCTCTCCTTCGCTGTTTTCTCTCGTCCTTTGAAAGGGATGAACTCCTTTCAAAGTTGATCGGATTTGACGACCAACTCCCTAATCAGGAGCTGGCTCGCCAAGGTTCGGTTAACCGCCGAACGGCGACGCTCGATCTGAGCGAAGCATCTGATCGCGTTTCTAATCAGCTCGTTAAGACAATGTTGTCTCATTGGCCTCATCTGAATAAGGCTTTTGATGCGACACGGTCCCGGCGGGCTGCCGTAGATGGCTTCGGAGTGATCCGATTAGCCAAATACGCGTCCATGGGTTCGGCACTTTGCTTCCCGGTGGAAGCAATGGTCTTTTTGACCATGATCTTCCTCGGGATTCAGAGATCGCTTAACGTGACCATGACCAGGAAGGACATTAAGTCCTTTGTGGGCTCGGTGCGCGTCTATGGGGACGATCTCATTGTCCCTGTAGATCATGTGCTGTCCATCGTACAGACGCTCGAGCATTTCGGTGCTCGAGTTGGTCTGGACAAGTCTTTCTGGACCGGAAGGTTCAGAGAGTCTTGTGGTAAGGAATACTTTAATGGGACGGACGTTTCACTCGTCCGTGTCCGGCAAGTGTTACCTTACACGATGGCAGACGCTACTGGAGTTATTTCAACCGTCAGTCTCCGTAACCAGCTCTATGAGCATGGTTATTGGAAGACTTCCGGTTGGTTGGACGAACGTCTTGGGAAGTTGTTAAAACACTTCCCGATCGTTCTACCAACATCTCCGGTGTTAGGCAGGGTTTCATACTTGGTTGATTATCAACTCAACCGTATGCACCCAGGTCTTCATAGCCCACTTGTTCGGGGCTATGTTGTGAAGGCCAAAGCTCCTAGTGATGAACTAGGAGGCACTGGTGCCTTGCATAAGTGCTTACTCAGGCTAGAAATGCGGGATTTCTTAAGGGGTGCTGAGAGTAATCTCAGTTTAGTCCCCTGTCCGGCAACTAGCTCGACTGATGGTGAAAATCATCAGTCTTCCTCGTGGTCGCCAACCATGAGCCAAGATGAGAATCACTTAGAGCGTTCTGGACGCCCCAAGCGCGTCAGCATCAAGCTTGGTTGGTGGTCGCCCTTTTAATAGGGTGACGGGGCTGAAGTAATGGCCCTCAGGGAGAGTCAAGGCTTCCCCAGTGTGGGGGAGCTTCCTATTCGCGGAAGGGGTCGAAAGATTTCCTTCCCGGTAGGACGACTCTTGAGGATCAGGTTGTGCCCAATTAGTGGGTCTAACGTTGATCCTCGGGAGATGCGCTTGGCAGTGC